AATGAATTTATTTAAATCAAATGATCTAAACATTAAACCCCCTAGACATTTTCCTTCAAATCCCTCTTTCCAAAATATTTCATTTTCAAACATAACCTTTATTTTAAATTAATCGCTCGAACCATTCGAACACGTGAATATACGAACTCTCCTCCGGGTAGCCAAATCTAATCGCCGAAAGCTTCCTCTAATGTTGCAGGATTGTCTCTTAAGTAAGCATTAAGTTTAGATTGTTCTTGCCATTCACTCATAAACTCTTGTTCAGCAGCGTTTGTTTTTACTTTTGGTTGTTTTAACATCCAAGGTGTATTTTCTTTACACCACCTAATGTAACCAGGGTCATATTGTTGTACTTCAGATATTAATTGTCCCTTATATTTGCCTCTTGGAAATCTCATATACGGGAATATACGAAAAAAAATATGCGCCTCCTAATGGAAGCGCATATATTGTTAAAAGACTTACTCTGGGACGCTGTTCTAATGTGTAGCGTAGTAAGTACTGTTTATTCTATTGGTAATCTTTCATAAAACGACCAAAATGTTCTTGTAGTGATTTATCAGAAATATAATTTTTAAAATCTTCAATATAATCATCTATTTCGTAATCGGAATATGATTCTTTACCATTTAATTTTATATCCTTCGTTAAAGAATCTATATACATTTGAACTTCTGGGTTTGTTGCATTAGTATCTTTAACAATTGCTAAAACAACATCTTTCATTGATACTTCATTTAAAGCATCCATATTACCTTTAACACCCGCTTCTAAATCTGCTTCACCTGGTTGCATAGCACCTTCTCCAATTTCATCTACATAAGAATCTGATTCTTCCATACCTGCTAATCTATCACCTTGTGCCTGACGATTGCTTATTTGTTTATACATTTCATTACTTAAATGAGCAATTACATCTTCTGCATAAAATGGATCTTCTTCGATTAAATCTAACCATAAGTCTTCAAACACATCTAAAAATTGTTTTTTTAGTTGTATATTCATTAAACCTTCAATACGGCTAGCTACTTCTTTTTCAATTCTTACTTCATTAACATGACTAGTTGCTTTTTCATATGAAGCACCTCTATCTACTTTTCTATAGGCTAAGGCTGCTGCCTTTTTCTTATCAGCAGGAATATCATCATCAGCATCTACGATATCATCGTATTTGTCTTCGTCCAAATCCATTTTAGAAGCCATATAAGCACCTAAATCATCAGACATATCCATATCAAATGTTTCCATTGTTTTTCTAATTTCAGCATGGAAATCGCTTAATTTACCTTCTGCTTCCATCATATCTCCAATTTCTAGTGCATCTATTGCATTTTGTAAGTGGTTATTTTCTCTATGATAATTAACATCCTCAAAGTCATCAGACATTTTCTTTAATACTTCAATAGGGGTATCAATGCTAGTACTTAAACCAGTATTTAACATTCCTTCATAATCGAAGTCATTAGTCCAACCTGAACCAATTTTGTACTGTTCTAAAATGTCTGTTAAGTTATATTTACTCATAATTTATTTTTTTGCTCTTGTTTTTCTACCTTTACGTTTTTTTCCAGCTGCAGCGTCAACCACATCTTTAGATTGTTTAGCTACTTCTTTAATAGCAACTCCTACATCTTTAAGTTCTTTTTTTACTACTTTAGCTCTACGCTTTACAGTTGCAGCTTTTTCTTTAACATCTTCAATAGTATCTTCTACTACATCAGGAATTAAATCACCATCACGATCAGCAATTTTGCCTTTTTTAATGTAATAAACTACAGCACCAGCGCCTAATAATATTACAACTAAAATAAATAAGAATAATTTCATAATTATATTTTTTAAATGTTTATTATAAATATATAAAAATTATGTTAAATTATATTTTTGCTTATATCTTTCAATTGTGCGTTTACCTACCCCTAATTCTAATATAACTGCATTTGAGGGTACACCTATTAACTTAGGTGTAGATATAATATAATCAATGTTTTCATTATTCCAAACTTTTATTTTAGTTTTAGCATTACTCCTATTAGAAGTATTAAACACCATTACTACAGGTTGTTTACCATACGCTTTACTCTTTTCAGGTTTAAATTTAGGTTGTCTTTCACCTTTAGCTTCCCAATGTTCGGTTTTATAAGGACCACGATCAAATTTGCTTCTATCATAGTGCCAAACTGATCTGCTACCTAATTCTGGTTTAGATGGTACTTCAAAAAATTCTTGAGTGTATTTTTGCCATACTATTGCTTCTCCTTCTTTTGGTCTTCCTCTACTCATATTATAAATTTTTATCTATTTTATTATGTAAATTTGATTCCGCATAATTAACTTTACCATATTTATCTTGTACACGTACATTATTTCCCTTATGCATTACACCTGTATTATTTTTTATAGATTCAAATAAAAAGTTGGTGTAGGCTTTAGACTGTTTGAATATAATTTTAAATGGTTCGTTTTCTACTTTAAAAGTAAATTCACCTCCATATTGTTCAAATTTCTTACATAGTGTTTTTTGTACTGATGTAAAGTAATTCTTTTTAAGGAATAATAGTTGTTTTTGCTCTAATTTATTCATAACCTTTATTTTTAATGTTGATTAGTTGCCATTCTACCATCTGGAGATTTATATTTAGCGTTAACTAAATCTTTATTTAACTCTTTAATTGTGCAATCAGATAAATTCCAACCTTTTTCTTTAATTGCTTTAATTACAGCACCTTTAGATGCTACTCTTGTTAAATTGTTTCTTTTTTTACTTGTGTTTGTGATTTGATAAAACATATAACCTTTATTTTTTAATTAATTAATCGCTCGAACCATTCGAACACGTGAATATACGAACTCTCCTCCGGGTAACCAAATTTAGCTGCGCTTACCTCTTTTTGTTTTATATTCATTAATTGGCATGCGCATTGTGGAGTGTAATCCACTATTGTCCCGTTTTTCTGCTATTATTTGTCTATATATAGGTGATTCTATTTCACATCCATAGTATGTTCTTTTTTTTCTCATATTATTTACCTCTTCCGGCTTTTTTAACACTGTTTGTTTTAACAGCTTTGCTTTGTTTATTCGCCTTAGATTTACCTTTTGTGTTTACTTTATTGTCGTTTTTACTTGAAAAAAATTTACTACTCATAATTTTATTTTACTATTCTTATATTAGGTCCCCACTTAAGTTGGTTGACTATTCTATTCTTTATTGTTGTCCATTGTTTATCCTCTATTGCAAAATTGAACTGTATAATATCAAAATCTCTATTTTCACCTATACACTCATAACGTATTCCCTTATATTGAAATACATATTTTTCTTCTATGTCGTGACTTGAACAACTCATTTTATATCTTCTTTTTCACATTTACGGTTAAATAAATCTTCATTAATGTCCTTCTCTTCAACATTAATTGGCATTTCATCATCACCAAATAAAGGTGCTGTGTATAATTGATAGGTTATCCATACCCATACAACTATAAATGATATTACTATTATTTCTATAATCATTTTTCTACTGATTTAATATGTTTACAGCGTCTGTCTTTTGCTCTCCATGTACCCGGACAATTACAGCTGTATTTGCGTGTACCATCTACAGATACGTGTTCTTTCGTGGTATAAACCTTGTCATTGCTGGATGATTTAAATTTATGTTCAATCACTTCGGCTCGTTTAACTTTAGGTTTTATCCACTTTATATCATTTAATTCTGTTTCAGGTAATACTTCTATCCAACCAGGCATTATGTATTTTTTACCTCTTAAATTCATTAAACTTGGTGGATTGAGTTCATGTTTATATTCATATTTGAATATTCTAACACCAATATAATTACCTAAACCTTTTGGATTAATCCCAAATGCCTTACCATTAGGCCAAGGTATTATCCTTGTTCTAATATTACCATGTTTGTTGTAGTTTTTAAATTCGTATAGCATAACCTTTATTTTATACGTGAATATACAAAAAATTGCTGTGGTATCCTAATTTAGTTTAATAAGTCTTTATCTGGTTTTGTTGCTAAGTCTAAAGCTATAGCAAAACAAAGTGATTTTAATTGACCAGCATTATGTACTGCTAATAAATCCTCATCTGTCATAGCATCCAACAAGGATAAAGGGGATAGATACATTTATTATAATTTAGTTATAGTAGCATCTGGCCAACTTCCTATTTGCATTTCTTCATTAATAAGTAAATCTATTCTGTCTGTATATCGTTTATTCATTTTATCCATTACAACGTATACACCATCATATGTTGTTCCCTTAACAACCACTTTAGTACCTTTTGGGTATTCCACTAATAAATCTCTAGAGACTGCTATTATTTTATGTTTGTATGGGTCTTCTAAGTCTAATTCAAACATAAAAGCGGTATGTCCAGGATCGCTATTTGTTTGAGCTGGGACCGCATTATATACTGTAGCATGTACCTTCTTTTGTGCTTTAACATTAAATGATAATAACAATAATGAGATAATCAAAACATTTTTCATATTAAAAGTTTTTTAAGAAATCACCTTTGATTTTCTTATCCCGTAATTTACGAAACTTTTCATCGGCCGCCAAACATTTTGTGGCAAGTCTTTCTAAATGTTTAGATTTTTGATTATCATAGTCTTTGACTAACTTTTGATGTTTTTTATCTATGGATCTAGCTTTTTTCATTATATTCTACTTATGTATTGGTCAACGTCATCATCTTCACCATCTAAACCTAATTCTTTTAAACGTTGTAAATGATAATCATCTACTTCCCATTCAATTTTATCAGTAGTACCAAAGTGTTCCTGGTGAGATTCAATTTGTTTAACATCCTTATCTGTAAATATGTCTCCAACTGTTAGGAAATAGTGATTGTAACATAATAATTCAGTATTACTTTTACTATAATTAGACTTATTGTTATCTTTAAAGTGTAATAATAAAGGTATTTTATAATCGAGTACCCTACGTTCCTTAAAACTACACATAGAGCATTCTTCTAATAAATATCCCTCTTCTATAAGTCTATACTTAATTTTTGCGGGTGAAAATGAAGAAGCATTTACTCTTCCTTCAATTATATCTAACAATGCCGGGTCTTTCTTCCCATTATTTAAAAACTTAGGGATACCTTTCCCACTTTGGTTTTTATGGTCAGCAAATAATTTATATAATTTAGCGTACCTTTTATAATGTTGATATGAAACATGAAGGTACCTTGCAGCCGCCATATTCGATAAAGTTTTCGATTGGGCAGCTACAATTTGCTCTTTAGATAAAGGTTTTGCCTTAGGCATTAATTTTTAATTTTATTTGGGGAATTGATGATTGTAAATGGTCCTTGTAAGTTACGTTCAAAGTTATCTGTATCTAACATTTCAATTTTAGATGCATTTTTCTCACCACGTTCCTTAGCGGTTGCTATTACAAATTGCTCATATTGGTCTTCCTCCATTATTATAGTTTCGGTCCAAGTATGGTCACCTGTTCCCCTCATTACAGGTATCCCCCGTTTGCTTCCTACTGTGGAGCAATTTACACACACTTTATATCCATACTGAGTTAGTCGTAACTCAGGCATGTCTTTTTTACACTTAATACAGGGTATCATTTTTATGTTCATATTATTGTATTTATTTTAATAAATATACGATAAATTTTTAGGGTACCCTAATTTATATTACAGCTCTACCTTTCATTTTTTCCCAATCTTTATTATTTCGCACCTCATTATTTTTTTCATTAGTACTAATTAATATTTCAGGAAATATTCCTAAATTTTCAGCAACTGATATTAATGCTTGAACATCTTTAGGGAAACAATGACCTCCATAACCAAAATCACCATCTGGCCCTGGTACATTCCAATGTGATTTTCCTAAACGTTCGTCATAACAAGCATATTCAATTACCTTATCATAATCAACATCTAATCCCTCACATATTTGATACATTTCATTTGCAAATGATACTTTAGTAGCTAGGAAGCTATTAGTAACATATTTAATCATTTCAGCATATGTTGAATCAGTTTTAACTATAGTTGCTTTAGGAAACACTTTAGAATATATAGTTTTTAATTTAGTAGTACCTTTTCTAGGCCCGCCCAATATAATTCTAGTTTGATTTTCAAAATCATTTACTGCATTTGCTTCAGTTAAAAACTCAGGATTAAATACAATGTTTAAACTAGGAAATTGTTCATTCCATTTTGCTACTGTGCCTGGGGGTACTGTTGATTTGATTACTACTATTTTAGCAACACCAAATTCAAATACACGTTTAATGGCTGCTTCAACTATATTTATATGGCAGCTACCATCTTGGTTCATTGGTGTTGGTAAACAAATAAATACTACTTCGTTATCTAATGTTTTTTGTTCATTACTATTACAATACACCATACCTTTTATATCAAAGGTTTTAACATCGTAATAATTTTTAAATTTTTGGTAAATGGCATTACCAACAAATCCTTGACCTATTATTCCTATTTTCATATTATTTATTTCTCCAGAATGAATAAATACCTTTTTCTAACTCATAACTGGGCCATACAAAACGTTCTCTCATAGGTTGTTTTTTAGCCCATTCCCACATTTCAGTTAAACCCTCTTTTAACGAAGTTTTATGTTCAAAACCTAATATATCAACTGATTTTTGGTATGTTGGTATTGAATGTTTTACTTCATGTCTTCCTTCTAAATGAACCACTTTTTCAGCACCCATTATTTCTTTTAATACTTCAGCTGCTTCCTTTATTGAATATTCTTCAATACCACCTAAATTAATGGTTTCCTTACTAGCTTCAGGCCTTACAGCTGCATTCCATAGAGGTTCTAATGAGTCATCTATATAACTAAATGCCCTTGTTTGTTCCCCATCCCCAAATATAGTTAGGGGTTGATTATTTAAATACTGGAACATCCATATACCTAGTACGTTTCTATACTTATCCCATATATTTTGTTTAATCCCATATACATTATGAGGTCTAATAATACAATAATCTAACCCATGTTGTTCGTTGGCAATTTGAATATCCATTTCACAAGCATATTTTGCAACCCCATAAGGGTCAATTGGGGATTGTTGTTGTGTCTCATCAAATATACCTCCACTACCATGACCATATACTGCTAAAGTTGAGGTAAATACCAATCTTTTAACGTCAGTTTTTATGCACTCATTGACTATGCGGGCTGTAGACTTTAAATTGTTATCATAATTGAAACTACGGATAAATGGTGATAAACCCTCAGCAGCATAAGCAGCAAAATGAAATACATAATCAAATTTATTTACTTCAAAGCAATTTTCAATTGGGTGGTTCACTAAATCCATTTGCCAAAAATCAACTTTAGGGTTGATGTTTTCTTCAAAACCACCACTTAAGTCATCTATACCTACCACCTTGTATTCTGGTTTATTTTCTATTATCCAGTCAGCTAATCTACTACCTAATAATCCTGCAACTCCTGTAATTAATACTTTCTTGCTCATATTTTACCCCAATCTGTTAAAGGTGATAACCAAGCTGTTTCCCCATGGGTTGAATAACCTGGTATCGATGTTATTAATAATTTATTTTGTTCTCGTAATTCTAGAAACATTTGAAAATCATTTGGATGTGTTCCTGATGTATGTTTTCTAAGTATGTCTTCATTTTCTTTTAATGTACTAACTTTAGCAGCAAATGTCATAGTTGTACTATTTGTTATCTTCCAATGTACGGAATCTGTCTTGTATACCCTAGTATCTTCAGCACCACCTTTACAATATGGGTTACCACCTTGTTCTGGTCCAATATATTTGTCTGGGTGGTCATATAGTGATACAAATGATGCTCCTAATTCAAATGCTTCTTGAATTATTTTTTGAGACCCCGGCTTATGAAGATAATCATTTTCTATAAAGTAAACAATTTCATCATCGTCGTATGTTAAAGCTTCATCTAATGCTAGATTAAATGTTGCAGCCCCATTACCTTTCTCAACATATAAGATACAATTACGTGTTAAGTACTTTTGAATCATATCATTAGTATCTGATGATATGTTATCTGCTATAACACTCCAAATAGAATCGTCAAATTCTTTAGAGGCATTTGCTAAACAATTTTCATTGTTGATATAATCAGGTTTTACTTTACTATAACCAGTATCTGATATTCTATAGATTATTCTCATTAATTAAATTTTATACCCTTTATAGTTAAACCATTTTTAGGATTATGACTGTTGTTTTCAAATAGTTGAGGAGGAATACCCCACTTATACATAAAAGTTTGTGCTGCTGGGTTTTCAGATGCCTTAAACCTATCGGCTTCTTTCCCGTTTTTAGTTGCTGAACTACCAAAGTGGTATAAATGTGCTCCTAATGTTCTAGCAAAATTAAACCCAATTAAGTCTAGTTTTAAGAAAAAATCCCAATCACAAATAAATGGAGAATTATACATTGTGTCAAACCCACCAACAGCCAAATAATATTTTTTATACATAGCAAATGGGAATATTCCACCTTCAGTTGTTAATTCATCTTCTTTAATTGAATCTTCATACTTAATAAATTCATTATATTTAAATTCTTTAGGTGTACGACCAAAATCTTTAACTGGGAAGTTAAATATACCAGGCCCTGTAGGTTCAATTTGGTTTAATGTTAATATTGTTCTTTCACCAAAATCTGTTTCGATCTCTAGATCAAAGTCTTTACAAAAAACATTATCATCGTTTACAATGAATATTTTTTCATTAGTAGCATTCATTACACCTAAGTTAAGTGCTGTTTGCATACCTTGATTTTGACCTAAATCTAAGACACTAATATTTTTTTCATATTTGTCTAAAATATGTTGACTTTCTTCAATAAAACCGTCAACAGCAACTATAATTTCATTCTCATTATGTTGTTGTTCAATACATGACTTTAAACATATATCTAAATATTCTGGGTTTCTGTATGTTGGGATAATTATACTAATCATATATTAAAATTTATATACTATTAACACATCATCAAATCTTCCTTTTACCTCACGTAAATCTATTATTTCACAATTTTCATGTAATTCTTCAAATAGGGGTTTTACCTTATCTAAATTATCTACATCTTCAATTATATAAATTCCACCTTTATTTATTTTATTAGATTTTTTAAACATTTTAAATGTTTGGAGTTGGTCCTGTAAACGGTGTGAACCATCATCTATTACAATATCAAAATTAATGTCTTCAATAATATCTAAAAAAGGATATTGTGTAGCATCCTCAATCCAAATTTTAAATCGTTTATCTTCTTTATAGCCACCAGGCTTAATTACATTACTATATATTTCTCTATCATGTATGTCAGCACCATAAATTTTACCTTTATTAAAGAATTTATACCACATCTCTAAAGATTCACCATATGCTATACCAATTTCAAGTAAGTTAGTTATTTTATTTCTATAAGGTGTAAGCAATCTTTCATATGAATCAATATAGGAGTGAGCTGTCCCCTTATCTCCATGCCCTCCCCTTGGGTTTGGATCAGAATGTTCTAAGTAAATTTCATTTAATGTTTTCATAGTGTGTTGTAATAGTTATTTTGTTTTTCCTGGCGTTCAATGTCTTTTGGGTGATATAGAGCTAATTCTTCTTGAGAAGGTAGTGCAGCATAAGATTTATGACCAGATAACACTTCGTGAACTTTATTTTTCCATTTAATTTCTGGTTTGTTTTTCCAAATACGCCATTGATAATCAGGCCAATTTACCCATCCTTTATCATTAACATTCCATCTCCATAAATTAATATGCTCTGGTGTTAATCCTTCTACTGTATTTACTCTAGGGACTAAATATACTTCGTTGTCCGGGTTAGATTCTAATATAGCGGGTAGATTTTTTATTAGTGTAAGGTTTGGTAATTCATCAGCATCAATTTGGAATATATAATCCCCTTTACATGCCTTAGTTAATATGTTTTTCCAATTAGCAAAATGTCTATTAAAATTATCTTCAATTAAAGTAATATAATCTTCTGAGCTTAGTTCATGAAGATATCTTAGTAATTCAGATGTTGGTTTATTTTTGGATAAATCAACTAGTACTACGACTTCATCTTGTCTTCTTTTATTATTTAACAATAATGAGAGGAGTCTCTGTATTTCAAGAAACTCATCACATACCGTTATTGCATAACTGATTTTCATATTTAGGCTTCTGGATTTTGTGGTAATGCTCCAATATAATCAAGGGCTTCTATAAAATCACGTTCTTTAAAAGATTTTGCTGATTTCATATCTGGTTTATAATCAAGTTTATTACCCATTTTGTCTTCTATGGGTTCATCTAATTTTATAGCTTTAACTGCCACCCATTCCCATTCTTCTGGGTTTGTTCCACTAGCATAAATCATCCCTAATTCTGGAACATTTACATTAGTAGGTAGCCAAATTAAATCGGTTTTAGTATCTAACCAAGCTAAAGCTTTATATAATTCTGGGAGTAGTTCCATTTGTTCATTGTAGAAGTCAGAATCCACCTTTAATAAAGTATTGGACCAAAAACCACATGATAAACTCATATATTGCGTTATATCTGCGCTTACTTCAATTTTGTAACATAAATCGCCGCCAGATTTAGGACATTCAATTATTTCGTCGTATTGCATGTTTTATAATTTAGGTGTTTGTAAATTAGGTAAAGTTAATTCTACCTTTTTTGCGAATTCTGGTATATTATGTTTTAAAATAGTGCCAACTAGTTTACTCATACTACCATAATCAAATTGTGTTTTAATTTTATGTCCTTGCTTTTTACCTCCTACAATATATTTTTTATAATTTTTAAATACATCATTAAGGACTCTTGTAGTAGTAGGTCCATCTACTTGGAACCACTGTGATTCTGCTTTTAACCACTGATTAGCGGCAGACGCATCTACTTTTTCTAAAGTTCCTGGTAATAATGTTGAAAATTCAGGGTCGATGAAATCTGTGTGTCCTGACCAATTAGTGGTAATTATTGGTTTTTTAGATAAACAAAATTCAGCTAAGGGTCTTCCATATCCTTCCCCTTTAGTTAAACTAACCATAGCTTTGACTTTAGGGTGATTATAAAGCTCATTCATATCTTGGTCTGATAGAGCCCCATTTAATATATAGATATTAGGTAAGTTTTTAACCCCTTTAAAATATAATTTTTTAATTTTAAGTATTTTAGATAATAATTCTTCTCTACTCATGTAACTATTCCTCCCAGTTGATGACTTTAAAATTAAAGCAGGTGGAGATTTAGTACCTTTGAATGTATCAAAGAAATATTTTACTAATAACCCAACATTTTTTCTATCATGGCCTATATTTCCATTCATCCAGTGCCCCACAAATAAGAAACAAAAGGATTCTGGGATAGAAGTTAGATCTAATGATACTTCATTATTTGGTAAAAATTTATAAACATCTAAATTTACTCCCTCTAATACAACATGAATTGGTTTTTCTATTTCTATTGTACCAATAATTTGTTGGGTTTGCTTATCTCTTTTCTCAAACTTAGTAACAGCAAATACATTTTTAGAATGTTGGGATGACACCCAATTCATATCCATTCTATTTAACCCCTCTATCCATGTAGAATCACATAAACTACTTTCAATTCCAGCAGTACACCCAATATTATATGTACCTACAGATTGAAATTCACTTGGGATTGTAATCTGCATCCAAATGTCTGGTTTGTTATCTATTTTTATTACTTTATGGTCTAATAAGAATTCCCATTCTTTATGGCTTTCACAGAAACCAAAGGGGGTATCTCCCCATCTTTGAGATAATAACTTTACATCGTATTTTTCGGTTTCAATAATTGCCTTGACTATATCCCGAGATCTACCTCCATATCCACTATAAGTATCAAATGGACAACTTATTATAAAAACTGGTTTATTCATTAATATGTGATTTTATGATTTAAAAATTTTCCTTTATGTTCTGTTGCATTTACTATTTCGAATATTTCTCTTGGTTCCCATTTCTCAAATAACTCATCAAATGCCTCCATTACCCTTTGTGCTTGATGGGTGGTTGTAAACCCTGCTTCATCACTAATAGCCCATTCCCTACCTTTTACTCCTCTTGATCTACGTTCTTCATCACTTAAAGAATATAATTCTTTTATTCTATCACAAGCATCTTCCCATGCACATCTGTCATCATAGATATAAGGTGTAGGAGGTGAACCTTGTATTGATCTTGAAGTAGGATAAACTGGAAATGCCCATTCACCATGTTCTTTAAATGTACCTCTATGGTTAGAAGGAATATCAGCATCTGGTTCAAACCATTTACCTTTACTATCAACAAACCTCATTTGGTCTTGCATACCACCTGTAGTGTTAGCTATAATAGGGGTTCCTGTTAACATTGCCTCAGTAAGAGTTAATCCCCAACCTTCATTTGATGTTAAAAGAATTTGACAATCGGCTAAGTTATATAAATAATTTAATTCTTTACGTGATACCTTTTTATGAGAAAAAACTATACATTCTTCATAATCCTCACCAAATAAATATTCTGCTACTTTACCTAAATCAGTACCGTGGTCTGTTACTAATTCTGTATGTAATAATAATCTACATTTTAATGCCTTTTCTCTTGGTAATGAATCTAAAAATGACCTAAATGCCATCATAGTATCTGGAATTGCTTTTCTACGTATATTTCTTGAATTAAAAAATAAAGTAAAATCTATATCATTACTTCCTAATACTGATTTTTGGAATGTTTTAAAACCCGCATCACTTCTTTCTGTGGTAGACATAGGATAGAATTCTTTTTCATTTAAACCATGAGGGATATACTTAAATACCCTTTTACTATTGTCACAATCTTTTAAAACTAATTTATTAATATTAACGGTTTGTTTAGATATACCCATTAATAAATCACATGCTTCGTAGTAAGGTTGGTTATATCTAGGAGCTGGGTAATCATCCCAAATATTTAAGTAAGTTATAGGTGCCAATTTCCTTAATTGGTCCTCCATATTAAATATATGTTGAAAGTACCTTGGGTCTGTAATTAACATAATTGCATCTGGTTTTTCCAATTGAAATATGTTATTTATCTCTTGAGCTGTACCATAATTATGTACCGCATAAATAAATACAGATGAATCCTCTATATTAGACTGTTCATTGGTAGATACAGAAATATCTAACCTTTTACCAGCTTCTGGGTGTTTAATAGCCCCTCCTACATTTACCCAATTGAAATGATGTGCTGTACCACATACTATTTCTTTTGCTACAGTTGCAACTCCTGAGTGTACTCTAATGTCATCACAGATTAACATAATTTTCTTCCTTTTGTCTTTAGGAAGATGTTTAAAACTTTTATTCATATTTTTATTTATTTATAACTCTAAATTAGATTGGTTAGTAATTTGTTTTCTAAAATCTTCATCTGTAAGATACAAAAACAAAGCACGATCAGCAAGTTTTTGGAATGAGAATTTTCTTCTTACACATTCTATTTTAAAATCTTCAAATAAATCACTTTTTACTTTTACACTAGTTAGTGTCATTTTTTTTGCATTTGCCATAATTTTTATTTTTAATAACGTTATATATGTACATACGTATGTTAGAATTTTAGTAAATTATACCTTCACCACAATTTTCTTGATCTACTTTATAGGGACAGAAATTACAATTCCATTTTGAGGGTGATTTAGGATAATCTGCATCTTTTATTTGACCACTAGAGTTAAAACATTCGTTTATAAAACCATTAATAGCATTTTTTGCTCTTCCTAACTTAATTTTACCACTTGGGGGAGTAAATGTTTGCACTCTATAAGCTTGATGGGGTGACATTAAGTTTTCATCATCCCAATCTAATACTTTTCTTTTTAAGATAAAAAATTCAATTTCAATCTTTTCAAGGGGGATATTATATTGTTCTGAAAAATATTGTTTGTATAATAATAATTGGAATTGTTTATCTTCATTCTTTTTATCTTGATCTCTCCAACCTCTAGTACTGGTCTTAATGTCGATTATCTTAAATGTATCTGTCGCTTCATGGTATGTGACAACATCAAGATACCCCATGTATAATACGTTACTATACATTTTATTTGGTGCAATTACAATTGGTATTTCACAACCAACTAAATATGTACCTTTTTTACTAAAATAAGCACTACGTTTTTTCTTAAACCATTCTAATATAGCAACACCATCTTCAAAAAACTCTCTCATTTCAGTAGCTGAAGAGAAGTGTTCGCTTTTATTTGATTTGTACTGTCTTTGATATTCGTCTATAAAGGTTTGTTGGAATTTATCTTCCATATCTATTTCCCTATCAGCGGCCGCAAATGAACTTTCGTAAGCTACATCTAGGTAATTTTGTACTACTTCATGTATAGCTGTCCCAAAAACAGTATGTATAGAAGATGTAAATCGTTTGATTTTATCTTTATACTGAAGTTTCCACCTATGAGGGCATCCTCTAAATATAGACATCTGAGAATATGATATATTCTTTTGATATGCATAATTAACAGGTGAAGGTGGGTTATTCCTTATTTCCTTTACTATTTTTGGGAGTTTTTTCGCCAAACTATTTTTTCCATTTATCGCGCCCAACCAAGAGCCCAATGATGCCATAATTGGCTATATCAATAAAAGTATCTTCCATACCTTCACCTTCAACAAATGATCTACCATTAACTAATAGATTTTTTAAACGTGAAATTTTATCGGTTAATCTAATGCATAACCCAGTTAGTGAGAATTGTTTATCATTGCTGTTATTAACGATATCTCCGCCTAAAGCTATGTTATTTAAACCGTAGTCTAAGTGTTTACGAGCAAACATTTCATACTGTTCCTCTTGTATATTTTGGAATTCTTCTGATAATTCAGGGTATTGTTCTTCAAAATGTAAAATTACATCTATCCCGTCTGTTTTACCATTTTTAGCATTCATAATTTCTCTATCGCTCATTTTTGTATTTATTGGAATTGATACTGTTGTATTATTAGTTTCTGACCATTTACTTACTGAACTACCCATTTAGTTGTCCTTTAGTGTCAAAATACTTATCTAATGCTCCTAATCTATCATCAGCATCAACTAACATAGCAAGGGCTTCTTCTCCATTTTTATATAAATCAGATGTTGAATGGTCTCCAATACCTACAGCTTTGTTACCTAATAAGTCAAGGGATAATAGGGCTTTTGCTTTATCTGCTTCAGCAGATGTACGTAACATATGTAATAATAGTTTCATTTTAATAATGGTTTTATTTCTTTTGTATTTAATCCTCTATTCGATAATATACGACTAATTTGTGGGGTATCCAACAAAGTTATATATTCTCTTGCTTCTTTACTTGAACATTGGAAGTTTTCTTTGATATGGTTAACTAAATCAGTGTTAGGTTGTTTTACCTTAGATTTAATATATTTACTCCACTTATGGTTTTTAGGAATGAATTCTTTATATATAGAATATATCATCCTTTTTTCTTGTGGAGGTAGATCTTGAACATAATTTACAATTTCTATATAATCAGGATTCATTGATATAAATCTGTGTATCATATAACTATTCCAAACCTCCCAATCTTTGTCTGTAAAAGATTCGACTGGGGGTTTGGTGTTATTAATTGCTTTTAACCAATCAAAGATGTTATTCATCTAGCAAAGTTCGTCTTTAAGTTCCTCTCTTAATTCTACA